CGCTCCATCAATTGTTTTGCTCTCGCTTTCCACTCTGCGGTGGCAATATCATCTAAATAAGCGGGGGCTTTTGGTGGCCTTGCCATAAATTACTGTTTTCCTATGCCTTACTGCTGTGAAAAAAAGTGCCGCGCGTAAAAATTTGAGGAGGCGGGTGGTGCCAGCGGTAGGGGGCTTTCGTCTTAAAACCTCCCCCTACCCATCAGAGCGACTCACTATCGGTTTCTGAATACGTCCATTAGCTCACGGTCACGCTTTGTCATGCGCTTGCCTAAAGACTGCTCTGGTGTCTTGCCGTGGCGATGGGTAAAGCCATCACGACTACGCTTTAACCCATTGATTAATTGCTCTATCTCTTTTTCATGCATTTTTGTTGTACTCATGTATCCAATCATTACGATGTGCGGCGGCTTCTTCCAAATCATGGAACTTGCCCGCCTTGCGCTGCTGCTTGGTGAGTGGGTCTTGCGTCAGTGTCTTGCGGCTATGGCAGGATTGGCATAACCCTTGATGATTGCTTTCAGGCCAGAACAGCACGTCGTCACCACCATCAATCGGGATGATGTGATCGACCACCTTGGCAGCGGTGTAGATACCCTTCTGCTCACAGTGAACACAGAGCGGGTGAGACTTGAGATACATCAAGCGGTACTTATCCCATTTGGGCGTGTATCCACGCTCACGACGAGAACCGCGCTTAGCGTCCTGCTGTTGCCTAGCGGCTCTTTTATGCTCATCGCATCGGCCTGACTTCACGCGCTTATTGCAGCTTGGATAGGTACAGCGTTTCAGTGGTTGCCACGGCATCAGTAGATCCCCACATCTCGGTAGACTGACCACAGCGCAGAAATTGCGTGAGGTATCTCTTTGGCTCCAACGTCGCTAATAGTGGTGCGATACTCATACAATTGAGAAACGTACATAAGACAACCAATCTTGATAGCTGGGGTAAACTCCAGACCGTTATCAAACTGTTTGCCAATATGCTTCTGGCAGACCTCCAGCGCGGCGTCGATATACATCTGTATCAACGTATCTTCATAATCATCATCAATACGGCAATGCATCTTTGCTTCGTTCAGACTGATTAACTCACTCATTGAAAATGCCTCCCTTACACAGTAGTTCAAGCCACGTGTGATCCACGTCAGGAATGACAGCCACGATGCCGTATACCTGCCCGCGAACATTGGGCGAACGATACAGAATGCGGTTGGCGGTAGTAATATCGTGACGGTAGCGCGTCCAAATACGTACGGTGGCCTCGGAATACAGCGCACCAGAAGACATACGCTCACGCCCACTGATAGCGCGGATCTCTGCCCAGACGGTAGCAAGATCTGACCATTCATAAATTACCTGCCCAGACGGGGCGCGGTGTTCTTCCGATACTTGAAAGACAATGCGGCGTTTCATCTTTCCTGCTCTCATTTTTCACCCGCCTTATTGCTACCCTTAACCTCGACGGTTTGTTTCCAAGCCTGTGAGAACTCGTCGCCACCTTCACGCGGAGACATCCCCTCGCGTTCGCGGGCTTCATTCGGGCAGAACACACCGGATTTAATCGCCGTTTCATAGCTCTGGAAACGTTCTTGTGGGTTAGCGCGGAGAAGGTCAGCAGTATCAAATTCGATGAGAAAACGAATATCAGGCGTGCTCGGAGCCACCAGCAAAGCTGCTTTAAGTTGCTGCTCGAAATTGGTCAGCCAAGGGCGCATGGTCATAGAAAGAAAAGCGCGGCTCGCCTCGCTAAAGTTGCTATAGGTACTGTTTGAATATTCCTGCAGGAAGATAGGCGACACGTTAAACATGCGAGCAATATCTTCGATGGTGAAGCGGCGGGAGGCTAACCATTCGGCATCTTGATTGCTCATGCCCAGCTTTTCATAACTCATGCCACCTTCAAGGATGGGCGTTTTACCTGCGTTACGCGCTCCTTTGTAGCGCTCTAATGCCTCGAGAGCTTTAGCCCCTTTGACACCATCCAACCACTCACCCGATTTGATAACGCCCGCTGCCATCATCCCATCTTTCATAATGCTGGCACCGTGGCGCTGTTGGGCTAAACCGAGTCCTAATGTTTCACGGCAAATCGTGATAGGAGATCGCCCCATAAAGCCATCGTCTGACGCATAGCGCAGGTGCAAAATTTCATCTTGCAGATACGTTTTCACCTTACCGCTATAGGGTTCGGTCACGGTGTAAGCAAAACGATGATCGGATAATCGCTTAGGCACTACCGCATACGGCGGATAGGGGTGTAAAGACTTCGGGTGTCCATCGCGCCCCCACTCAATCACCGCGTAGGCGTTCCCGTTCAGTAAGCAATGCCGCATCAGCGTACGTTTAAATTGGTAGGCGGTCTGGCAGTCGTTAGGCTTTTCGTTAAGCAGGTAGTCAACGGCATGGTTTGCCATCCATTCGCGGGACTCAGTGCCATCGATATTTTTAACGCGATACAGAAAACACGGCATTGTGGCCACCGCTTCACTGATCACCGTGACGGCGTTCATCACAGCAGGGAGTGATTCAGCGGTAGACGGCGAAACATGCTCACCTGAACCAGTGTTAGGAATACCCGCCAGCGCCAAGAAATCATCAATGGTCAAGCTGCGAGATTCGGTCTTACGTTTCCAAGGCCACATACTCACACCTCCGCCAGTTGTAACCAGCGTCGGCGCATTTCATTATTCTGGCCTGATAGCTCGGGATGTTGGATAAAGAGAGAGCGCTTTGCCACTTCTACGCCACTTTCTGGATAGGCTGGAATACTGGTGACGGTAATTTCCCGTAGTTCAGCATCCATCACCGTACGCACGTAAGGCGTTTGGGTACTGTCCCACTGGTCTTTTAACGCACGGAAACCAAACGACATGCCTGTAATATCGCCGCGATCGACCAACGTCAGCACATCACGGCCTAATTGCGTATCAGGTGGCGTTAGCTCAAAGCGTAGCCCTGTAGCATCCTCGGCAAGCATCAGCGTACCGGACGTAGTGCGACCCAATAGCGCAGTGTAATCATGTTCATACAATGCGCGAACGTCTGCACCACCCGAGAGGCTATTTTGAAAGGCGTTAGGTGAGAATTGCTCTACAAACTCGTCCCACAGCACCTGTGAACGGCTATTCCACTTCACGACATAGCCCGTCAGCTTTTTATCTTGGCTGGTGAGGCTAGCGGCACGGATCTCAATATCGGTATTTTTCATTATTCGGACTCCAGACAGCAAAGGGGCCGTAGCCCCTTATTAATTACTTGGTAGCTTTGATTTCCAGCACCTTGATCGCGTTGGAGTCCACCAGCCCACCACCTAAATATTTATCGGTGTGAACTTTATAAAAGCCCGGTTCGGTAATGTTGTCTGGACGGGTTCGAGTGCCAGTAGTGTGATCGACAATAAAGTAACCGCGTTTAAAGTCGCCTACCGCTAGCACCGGTTGGCCTGCTGCGCTATCTGGCATGTTCTCCAGATAGTGCACAGGTTTACCCAGCAACATATCCGGATCACCTTTTTGCAAACCATCGCGCCAGATGTAATCACCGTTGCCGTTCTTGAGCTTTTGCAATGCGGCAGCGGTATTGGAGTTCATCACCCACACCGCGTTTTTGCGGTATTTCTTCTTGAGCTTGAATAGGAGATCAATCAGCTCGTCAGCGGTAGGCGCAGCACCTGCGGCATCCATTTTTTCCAATGTACCGAATGGGCGGGTTTTATCGGCGGTGGCTGCACGTGGATAGGCTAAGAAGCCTTTAGATTTTTTGCTACCGTCGCCGGATACCAGATCCAGCTCTTCGGTTTCAGTAAAGGTGTCAGCAATCTCTTCGGTCAGCCAGCCCATAATATCCACATCGCTAAAATCGAGGATTTCTTGGGTAGTCTTTGGATAGGCGTAGACAGGGAATAACTTAATACTGACCTCTTCCAGCTTCGGCGTCGCAGTTTCGCCACGGGCTTTGCCTTCTTCACCGCGTGCTACTTCCGCGCCGCCCACGGATACCAGCTTTTTAAACTCATTACTGCCTGTGGTTTTCACCGTACAGATTTGGCGCATTTCTGAATCGTCAGAAAGTTGGCGCATGATCTGCTTATCTAAATCAGGAATAACGGTGTAACCGCCATCGGCAGGAACGCCAGTAGACAGCGAGCGAGTGTCGCCTGTCATGATGTAGGTGCGTAATTCGTCGTTGGTCACTTTACTGCGGTTGGATTTATCTTCTGGCGTTTTTTCTGCCTGCTTACGCTCTGCATCTGCCAGATCTTCAAAACGCTGAATTTCAGTATTCAGGCTTTCGGCTTGAGTTTTCACCTCATCAAACTGCTTGGATTCTTCATCGGTTAGGCTGCGATTTTCTTCCTCTGATTTGGTCAGGATGGAGCGCATCTGTGCGGTGAGTTCGGTTTTTTTCTGGCGGAGTTCTAACAGTTTTTTCATGTATGGTTTCTCGCATAGGTTAATAACGCGACGTGAAACCAGCACTAAAAGAGGAGGGTGGGCCGCTTAATCTTTTTCTGCGTCTCGCAGGCTACTTCTCGCAGCTTGGTTAAACGGCCCTGTGGCGGCTCACGTCTGAGTGCCACTATTCAAGATATACACATGAATCAATGAGTAAACTGCAATTTCTTGCGGCAAACGCATGTGATAACAGGAGAACAAATAATTTACAAAAGGCGACTGTGGATTTATGGTTATAAAATGAAAGACCACTTATTAAACAAGGATTTTTATGACTGAAAACGACATTATGGGCGCTTTGTTTATTCAACAAAGAATACAGGTTATGCATTTAGGTAAGCATCATGACGAATTTAGTGATGCATATCTCCACGCTTGGGAATCCGGTGTATATCCTCTATTGAGTGATACCGATGGCAGCGTACCTAGAAGACCACATGAGCTTTACGCTAAATATTTCACTATATCAAAGGAAAAAGTTAAGTTTTTATCAAAACGCCTCGATGATGCTTGGCTTAAAAAAGAAACTCTCACATTTTATGGCTTAGAGGATGAGCTAGGTGTAAGAAGTTTCAGTTCGCAAGGCTGGGACAGATGTGATCTGGTAGATACCTGCCGGTACCTATATCTCAGTCGTTGTTTCAGTGATGAATTCTGGTCCGTACTAACTGAAAACGGGAAATGCCCAAGCGAAGCACTCGGACTCACAGACAAGTTCGATAGGGAACAAGATATTTATTTCTAATTATATTAATGGCCTGATGCATTATCAGGCCATTCTAGTTTTAGATGATGCCCTATTCTTTATCTAGTCCCCAATGGTAAAACGCCCAACTTGCGGTAGATTGTGCGCTATGAACTGCATTTTCTATACCCGCACCAGTGTAGGACAAATCAGCAGCCATTCTGTGTAAAAGATCGAGATACGCTTCGGAATCCTTCGACAGTTCCTCGCCCCCTTCTTCCCTTCCTGATTTATATGACTCTAAGTCCAACTTTTCCGAAGTAACAAAAGCACTCAGAGCAAGGAAATCTGTAACAGTAATGTTTTCATTATTTGAAAGCGCATCAACAGCGCTATAGAGAAACTTAAGTTCAGTCATACGACCATTATCTTTGCCAATAAATTTCATTAGATCACCTATAAAATTAAAATTTATACGTTCAAGTGTTCACCTGTTCACCTTTGTTTATTTAATTAATTAAATCATTAAGTTAAGTGGTGAAGACTTTAAGTTTAAGTGTTCACAACTGTTCACCCAACCCTTCCCCCTAAAGAGCGAAAAACAATCAAA